ACTGCCACCAATTTCAATATTGATGTATTCTACATCTGCTTTTTCTTCTAATTTAAGTAGTATTTTACGAATTAAATCCCAATCTCTTTTCATTTTGTTATGCCTGCATTATATATTTCTGTTAAATCTAGCTCTTATTAAATGTGAATTCAACCATATTTTGAGGGGGGCTTACAATTTAAAAACAAAAAATTTCATATAGAGTAATCGCAAAAATATTTAACTAATTGGCGTAATTCTGGCGTAATAAACTTATAAAAATATATGAAAACGGGTGGCGCTAAAGAGTAGAAATGTTTAAACGTTGATATAAAGATTTATAGGTGATTGATTTTATTTTGAAATATACAAAGCAAAAATCCCCGTTCAATGAACGAGGATTATAATGTGGTGCCTAGGGTCAGCACCTTTAATGGGTATAAAATCAATTATTTATATTCATTTTGGTGCAGTTTTGGTGCAGTGTATGAACGCTTTATAAGCGTTTCATGTACCGAATCCCCCATTTAACAATCTCTCCAGCAACGTATCTTTTTTGCTCGGTTTCTGAGCCTAAGTATCTTGCCGATGGAAAATCAGCTCTTGTGATAATGTTGTTCGCTGTAAAATTATAGGATTTATTGATATAGATAGCAACATCTCCAATGGTCATGAGATTTTTGCTGTTTTCGGTGAAAGCAGCGAACGCCGCCATTTTTGCGGCCTTAACAATTTCTTCTTCTGCTTTTTTTGATAGAGTGATTTGTTCCATAAAACCTCCATGTAAAATAAAAGCCGCACTTCCTTGTGCGAATATTTACAGATAATTAATTGATCACAATGCAAACAAGATTAGCCACCGGCAAGCGGGCGAGGTGATTCCCATAAATAGTCATTAAATTCTATGTATTTATCTACTGTTACTTTACCTTTTATAATCTCTAATTCTTGGTTAAATTCTTGACCGTATTCAAAACCATAGAATCTAAAATCAACATTAAATTTTTTACTTAATTCAACCATTTCAGGCACACTCAGAACCCATGCAGCAGATATTGGCAAAACAACAATGTATCCACCTTGAGTTTCTATACCATCAACAGTATCGACATTTTCAACAAAAACCCGTTTCGCTCCATTAATGTTTTTGCCACGCACATTCTTCACTTCGAGTGTTCCGTACTCATCAAACTCAACTGTGCAACCATCAATGTTGCTAGTTAATAAATTGGCAATATTTTTAAATTCGCCTCTTATTTTTAAATCTCCAACGCACCAATTAGGCATGATAAACCTCTCATTTATTCAATAAAAAACCGCCCATAAGAGCGGTTATAAATTTTCTATGCTTTACGCATACCATTTTTCTAAGTTTTCAAATTCCTTGACCACATCATCATAACCTAGCGAATTTAGTAGATCGCATAGGATTTTATCCGCTTGGCTATGAGCGGCCTCTTTATCAGGATTTGATTGCAATGCCTTTAATTGTTCGGCTATACATATTGATGTTTCATCGTTTGGCAGTTTAGGCAAAGGCATCCAATGGGTAACTTCAGGGCTATCTGTTCTGAAATCATGATAAGTCCATTCATTATTTATCCACATCGTGAAAAATTTAGGCTGATCCTCTTCCACTAAATCAGAATACCAGCCTTGTTCAATAGTAAGAGCGCCAAAATCCTGTTTGCAACACAACAATAAATTAGGATAGCTATCCTCAACTTCTATATTCGGCATTACATTAGGCAATCTATCACTACATTTAATCCATCCACTCATACTTGCTCCTAATATAAATCTTCTTCCTTAACGAAAACTCCATCAATCATTCGCCCTTTACGGTCTTTGATTTCATCCCATGCTGATTGCACACAATTTTCAAAATCAACATCAAGTAAAATTGAAATATTCATTAAATGTCTGACAATTCCATTAATTATCTCTAATTGTACTTGTTCTGATAAATCGTATCTTGGTATCAAGGCGGCATCTCTAGCTATTCTCGCAAGAATTAAACTTACATCTAAATTTTTATTTAAGGAGATCGGATGAATAAAAAGATTCGTTTTAAATTTACACTTAATAATAACGGTAACTACAAAACAATCCCCGATGCTATCTTTGATTTTCTCTTTGTCGTTTCGTGCGATACCGGCACAAAGCTCGCCAAACTCCTCCATCAGCTTGATAAATTGTTTCTGTGGAGTAGAGCCTAAGATAAGGTTTCTATCTTCCGCCCATTGTTCAATTTTTCCAATTAATTCTTTTTCTTTCATATCACACCACCCAGCAAAACGCTTTCCACGTTACACCAAAGAATAATCCTATTCCGGCTCCAGCCATTGCAATGATAAAAGCTCCAGTCAATAAATAGACTAGCCATTCTGTAAACGCTTTCATATTTACTCCATCATACTCTTCATAAAATCAACCCATTTTTTAGCATCTTCTTTTGTACGAAAGCATTGACCTTTTTGGGCCGAAAGACTATCAAAAGGACTAATTTCTGCGTATTTACGCATATGCTCAATAGCTCTGCCGCAAATATAGTAATATGAATCACCATTTCTCGGCTTAAACGGCTTAGGTAAATCTTCAATGCTAATCTTTGGTTCTTCATGCATGCCTACAATATCTTTTCCACACCAGCCAGATGTAAATCTACCGTTATCCATCCACGCTGCACATGGGTTATCAACCGTGCCGTCTGTATTAAATGTCATTCCTACTACTGGGTAGGTTACTTTTACTCCGTTTTTGCACGTGTAAATGTCTGGTACTCTGTGGTAAATAATTGCTTTTCTTCCGTCGCGCAAGCTAACTGGCTCACCATTCAAGGCTGCTTTTAAGTCAAATTCTTTCATTTTCTTTCTCCTCAATTTTCATGAATAACATCCAATGCGTATTGTTTGCTTTTCCCGATTTATGCCCGATTATTGGCGTTTCACCAAAGAGCGAGATAATCTTGCTTACTGGTACTTGTGTTTCATTCCACTTAAAAATAAGAGTGCCATAATCGTCTAACACTCTCATACATTCCTGAAATCCTTTTAATAACTGATTTTCCCAATCCTTATCTAATCTTCCATATTTTTTTACTAGCCAAGAATTGTCGCCACCTTGTATTAAGTGTGGTGGGTCGAATATAACGCACTTGAAAGATTTGTCAGGGTATGGCATATCGGTAAAGTCATGGATCACATCAGGCGATACTTCTAAATGTCTAATTTTGTCACGATCCTTAAAACTTAGTTTTTGGTTTCTTATATCTGCAAAAAGCACATTCGGATTGTTTTTATCAAAGTAAAACATTCTCCCGCCGCAGCAAGCATCTAGAATTGGTTTCATCTTGTCTCCATTAAAACAAAAGGCGCTCGCTTGGAACGCCTATTGTTAATTACCACTGATACATATAACCAGCACCGATTGTTGCATCTTTCTGACTATCAACCCCGATTGATGCCTTGATAATATGTTTGCCCTTATCACTCGCTCGAGAATAGCCAACCGCTAAAGCTGATTGTCCATGCTTATAACCAACGCCAACGCCAACGCCTGATTTTCCCGACAGATAAACTTGCGGAATATTTGCCATAGCGGCAACCGCAGCAGTTCCGGCATCGGCACGTTTTCTATTCTTGCGAATATCTTTAGTATTTGCACTAGAGGCTTTCAATGCAGCAGTTGTCGCTTTTTGTGTTTGAATAATAGCCTCACTATTTTGTCTGATAAATTGAGTTTGGTATTCAAGTTCATCAGCTACTTCCGCTAAATTTGCTGCGTTCGCTGATACTGCAATGGTTGCCACTGCTAATGCTAATAAAAATTTTTTCATTTATTTCCTCATTTTTAAGATAATAAAAAAGCCCACATAAGTGAGCTACATTAAAAATTACTGTTTTTTTGGATTAACCACTGGCAACATATCAACCAAAGGTCTTTGCGTGCTTGTTTCTTGCGGAGCATCAAAATAGTGTTTTGCCCACTTGATAAACTCAGCAACAACATCAGTATTCGGTACATCTTGCAATGCTAATTCTGAGATATTGATAATGTCATTTCTCATTTCAGCGCCGAATAATATCCAATTTTCTTTAACATCATTGATTGCTAGTTCTATTGCGGATTCATTGTTGCTATTCATTCTTACATAGAAATAGCAAACGAAAATATCAGCCAATCGAGAATAGCGAATGCCGACTTTAATTTCATTCATTCTCACGCCCTCCGCACAATGAAATACCACCTTTCATAACGCACTCTGTTTTATTATTGCTTGCCTTATAAAGCCCTCCGGCAAGAGTGAAATAATTTGCTGCATCAATATAATGATCTACATGACTAGAATCTCCATTCAGGATTCTCACTTGTTTTGCATTAGCCATTGTTAAACCATAAAATTTAACATTGCTAATTGTGCCAGCTAGCCATTTCTCGACAACCGGGCGCATTAGTTGTGCAAAATCTTGCGCACCCTTTTCAAAATCGCCATGCGTATTTTTTCGCTCTTCTAAAATTTCTTCTGCTGTTTTCATAGTGCAACCTTTAATCCTTTAAATTCAACTGATAGCTCATTCAACAAGCCTGAAAGCACGTTGGCCATTAAAATAAAATCAGCGTAAAAGCGTTTGCCAATTTCTTCTTTTGGAATGTCATCATTTTGCTCTGTGATGCGATCATCAAATTTCAATCGTTTTAGTGTTCCGTCATCACGCAAAACAAATTTGAGATTGTTTTCCCATTCAAGAGCGAGTTTTGATACAAGCCCTGATTGTGCAAGCTCCACAATATCTTCATCGAGCAATGATTTATTTTTGCAACTGATTACGCCAAGATCGTTTTTCTCCCGAATCTCAGCCTCTTCTAACAAGATTAACCAATTAGGCTCTTTATCTGCAATCCACTCAGTCATCACCTCGCAAGGTGCTGTATTAAAGTTGAGCGGGATAACTGGAAGTGATCCTAGTGATTTACGCAATAACGCTAGGGCATCTTCAGCTAATTTTGATGATGCTGCATCAACGTAAATCAGTTTTGTTTTTAAATCGATGAAAAGTGCGGTAAATTTAAACTTGGAAAATGCTTGAGAGGTTAGCGATGCAACAACATCATCTCTTAATGATAGGCGCTCAGTTTTCTTTAATTTTCGCTGTTCTTTTTCTTCAAGTGCCGCAATTCTGATATTTAGTTCTCGGTTGATCACATCTACCGGCAAAATCTTTTCTTCACGTTTAGCCATAAGCAAAACTTTGTTATCTGCAAAATAGGCTAAATTGCCATCTGTTTCTAACGGTGCAGTCCAACCGAATCGGCTAATTTCAGACGGTTCGCACGGCGTAAATTGGCATTCTTTTAGTTTTGATTCGATTTCACCGAAGTCAATGTTCTTTGTTAGTTGATAAATGATCGCATTTTTAAACCACATTTTTACTCATCCTTGTAAATTTAAAGGCCACTATCTAGCGGCCTTATTTTTGTTAGTGTAGTTGATTATTTCTCTAATTTGTTCACGAACACGCTCAATCTCTAAGTAGAGAGCTTGCTCTTGCTTATAAAGCTCTTTTAGTTGTTGCTCTATGTTTTCGTTATCCATTTCACCTCCTAAAAAGGCGTTATTTAGTGCTTGCAATCATTCTTAAAATACGGCTTTGACTTTCCATCACAAGAAAGACTTTCTTGGTTTTAAGGACGATATACGCTCCCTTATCTTTTGGCCCGACTACATGAATATCATCCACATCAAGCTCTATCGGTTTGTTATCAAAGTGCGTTAAGGTTATTTTCTTCCCCATAGCTCACCCCTAGAATGGAATATTGTCATCAAAAGCATCCACTGGCGGCTCAGATTGTTGAGATTTAGATTGCGCTTTTTGTTGTTTATCTTGCTGTTTAGGCGGTTGATTTTGTGCAGCATCTTGGTTTCGACCACCTAACATCTGTAAGTTATCACCTTGAATTTCGGTAGTGTAACGGTCTTGTCCGTTGTTATCTTGCCATTTACGAGTTTTTAATCTTCCCTCAATATACACTTGAGAGCCTTTGCGTAGATATTGAGCGGCGATTTCTGCCAATCTGCGGTAGAGTACAATTCTATGCCATTCTACTTGCTCTTTGCGTTCGCCAGTGTTTTTATCCGTCCAGCTTTCAGAAGTTGCCACTGTGATGTTTGCAACCGGTTCACCATTTGGCATTGTGCGGATTTCTGGGTCGTTTCCTAAATTTCCAACAATGATCACTTTATTAATTCCAGCCATATTTACTCCATGGATTTATATGCTTTTAATGTTTTGATAAATGCGGGTATTTCCTTGTCAAACGCTGCCATTAATTTTTCATCTCGCTCAACCGTAAAGAGATAAAACGGTTGTTTTTGATATTCAGGGCAATAACTCACAAAATCCCATGTTTTATATCCAGTCACCCATAAATTTGCTTGCACCTGGATAATATATTCAGACGGCACGCCTCCGTTAATGATGTACTGAATATGCGTACTCATTTTCGGGCATTTAATCTCAAGCCCTTTTTTGAGTTCAGGAATCAATCCATCAGGACTAACCAGCAATTCTTTTTTCTCGTTTAGATATACGCCGCCAACTTGCTTGACGGCGTTTCCTGTGAGGAATTCATAAGCAGAGCGGGCAAGCGGCTCAAGCTGATTGCCTCGCTCCATAAAAGCTGATTTATATCCGCTATCTTGTAAACCAAGTATGCTTTCTTCAATCAGCTCAGACATATATTTGATTTGCGAGCTTGATTTTTTACCTGTTGGCGTAACGATATTCTCGATTCCTGTCGCTGTCGGAATACCAAGTCTTGCCGTTAGCCATTCTTCAGATCCTTGCTCGCAATCAAGTGTTATTAGTCCGTCTATCATAAGGGAATATCCTCATCATTACGTTCATCTTTGGCTTGCTGTTCATTTAGCTTGTTAAGCAATCTATTAATTGCATGTTCAGCATTTGATTTTGTGATTTTTTCAATGCTTGGCACATTTCCAGCCGCCGCCAATAACCCCATAAGATTTGAGCCTGTAACTTCAATCAAATTTTCAATTTCTTTGATTTGTTCAGGAGTGATTAATTCTACCGATTGAGTGTCAATCACCGTTGTTCCACTGTCAGGCGTTGCAGCGCTATGCTGATTGATAGGCTCTTCATTTACTTCATCAGCAGTAATTACGCCACCTAATTCATCGGGGAATGCTTTACGCAATGCGCCAGCCTCAGCGCATTTCGCTAATTGGCCTCTAGGGCGTTTGCTCCACATAGAATTAGGCTTGCCCTCTTTTGTTGTTGCGCAAGCCTCAGAAAAATATTCTGTATGGGAAAATGCGCATCGTTCATTATTAATGAATCGATAGACGGTAACTCTGCACCATTCAGGAGCCTCTATACCTCTGAATGTAACCGTATCACCAAAAACTGGCTCATCTTGCCCAGCCATTTGACCAGTGCGAAATGCTGTAATGCGCTGCTCGTAAATACCTGGCATAATCACATCACGCCAGTTTTTATTTCCTGTTTTTGCATCTGTAACTGACATTGGCACGATATGACAAGGCTTTTTAAGAATATCTAACTTGCGAGCTTTGCAATAATCTACGGCAAGCAAAATACTTTCATCCTTTGCACCAGGAAAAACGCTATTTTGCAAGGTTGTCCAAACTGCGGTATCAATATTGCGTTCAATAAGGGCTGTTTGAATGTTCGCCGGTAATGTATTCATTTTGTTGTTCCTTTAATTAACTTTCTTGAGTGTTACATTGTCACCGTATTGCTCTTTGATTTTACGAGCGAACAATGCGGCATCGTTCAACGTTCCTGAGAATGCGATTCTGACTTCAAAATGTTCAATGGCATCACCAGGCGACAATTCTTGTGCTTTTAACGTTTCACTTCCCATGTCTTTTTCTTTACAAGAAGATTGGACGGCTTGCGTTTCAGCTTTTACTTTTGCCTCTTCTTGTGCTTTAGCCTTAATTTCTAATTCACGCTTTTGCTCATTATCAATTCGTTGTTTAATGATTGGCGCTAAATCTTCTTCGCTTGCAATTAATTTGATTGCATCAGGGAATAGATAGCTTGATTTAGCAGTTAGCTGCTCAAGGCGTTCAGTTAAGCGAGCGACTTCAATAGTGATCTCGCTAATGATTAGGGTTTTCTCAGCATTTACGGCTTTCGTTAAGCCTGAGATTGTACTTTTGCGTTTTGCACTTTCTTCAATTCGGCTTGCGATTTTATGCTTTGGAATGTTCTCTTCTAACGCAAGTGATATATCGCTTGTTTTCGGTAATTTGTGGCGAATATCTGAGATTTCTGCAATCGCTTCGTTTACGATCTTAGCTTTAACTTCAGATTCTTTATTTTTGACCAATTTATCTCGTGCTAATCGCTCTTGTCTAAAACGCTCGGCAATGTTTTCGGCTGTTTCAATGAGCTTTTTAATATCACCGCCAACGGCATTTTTGATGGCCAATCTTGTTTTATCCTCTAATTCTTTAAGGATTTTTACTTCTTCTTTAGCTGCCAAGAAGTCATCATCGGTTTCAAAATTGCTTGTTAGGGTAGAGATAAACTCATTCGCTTGTTTCTCAAAGTCAGCAATATTGGTTGTTAAAACTTTGCTTTCTGTTGATAGGATCAACTCAAATTTTTCTGTCATTTTTATTTGCCTTAAATTTAAATATAACCACGTTTATAATCTTCTTCGTTTTGCGCTATGCGATTTTCAGCAAGTTTTTTTACTGCCTTATCTCTCAAGTTTTTGAGCGATGCTTGATCACATAAGAAAATATCTAGCCAAGTATTTTCGTTTTCCTCCATAAGCTCAGAAAACTCGCATAAGGTTTGGCTATCTCCACTTTTTATTTCTCTTTCTATATTGCTAATTTCATTTTCTACTGCACGCTCATAAGCATCATATTGTTCTTGCGCTTTGTCATAAGCAGTAAAACTAGCCATTTCCCATTGTCGTTGCATCGTTTCCATTTTGAATACCTCTCAATATGTCAAAGTAAGAGCATAAATCCTCGTATTTAAATGTTCTCACCCAATGACCTCTGATTAATTTTTTGCCTCGAGGCTTGATTTGGCGATAATAAATCGCTCGCTCGATTGTGGTTGCGTGTACGCCAAAAAGACGATGAATCTCAGTAAGTTGAAATTCAGTTTGGCGCTCAGATTCAGGCTGTTGATTGCGCATTTCGTTGTACTCATCAAAACGTTTTAAATAACGCATCTTAGCCTTTGAAATACGCTTAACTAATGTTGGCTTGGTTGCTAGTCCAGTTTTAGGTTTTGAGCGGCGAGCGAGCTTGTTATTGAGCCATTCAGCCGTATTTGCTTTTAGCTCTTTACGCTCTTTCATTCGCACTTCAGCAAGCTCTATTGATTGGTAATTAAAAGAGTGCCACCATACTTTCCCGTTTACTCTCTCAACAACATACCAGCCACCTTTCGGATAAGGCTCGACCTCAATTTTTACTTTTGCCTTTTTCATGATCCAATTCCTTTTGTTTTGTTGCGGTAAAGACTAGAGCCTCCTGTCTAGCCGGTTCAGTTAAATTCGGTTGCAAATCGCCATGTTCTGCATTCCACAATAAAGAGGCTTGCGCTCTTTCTTCTTGTGTATAGGCGTGCGCCGGAGTTGCTGATACAACGATTAGCACGAATAGGGCAAATAGCATTGCTGCAATCGATGCAATCCCAAAAATGATGTCAGCAGATACTTGTAAAATGTTTTTGATTTTCATAGTTCACCTCTTTGTTGGTTAAGAAATATTGGTTAAAAAAATCCCCTAGTGCAAAAAGCAACTAGGGGGCTAACCAATTTTAAAGTAAGTGTTTTTAAACTAAGGTATGCTGTTTCCAGCTAGAGCCGCTCTCGATTCCATTCAATTTTCAAGAAGATTGGGCGATTCCATTCGCATTTTGAGAACGGCTTTAGCTGGAGGCTCTTCCTGGATTCGAACCAGTGTTATTTTTCATAACGCTACCGTGTTTTGTACCGTGTCAGTTTCCACAACCAACCAAACAAAGAGCCATTTCAAAGCACACTTCTCTCTATCATTCGCAGAGGTTTCACAAGCCTCTGTGTCTCTGTACTTCAAATGTGCTTTAGAATGGAGGTTATCACTGGACTTGAACCAGCCTTTGCTTAACTTGGTAGTGTCTAGAATTCCACAAGCTCGCACGTGCTACCGCTACACTAGATAACCATATGGTGAACAGGGTGGGAATCGAACCCACGTTACATCACTTATCTGGTGATTGCTTTACGGAGGTATAAGCTCCGCCCTAGAGCCAGCATTAGCAACCTGTTCATAATTATTCCCCACTGCGACTAAACTTTCTGTAACTGTCAGTTTTTCACTGGTCTCATCTTTCAGTGGGATTTCCGTTTACTCTCATTATGTAGGGTAGGGCTTTTAATCTACACGACCGCATAATGCCGTTATAAGTAAACTTCTTGTAATCTGATTTTTAAAGAGCATCGAGATATTTGTTTATGTGTATCTCGTTTTGATGGGTGTATTATGTACTCATAGTTCATTATAGTCAAGAACAAAAAGTACACATTTTAGATAAAATGTACCATTTGTTCATAACAGGTTGATTTTCAAATAAATAAAATTTCAAGAAATGCGTTTGTTTGCTTATTTTTTAACCAGTTAAAAAGTAAAGTTTGTGTTTTGAGGTGTGTTTTTGTGATTTTTGCGATGCTGATCGCAAGTTTTGGTGGCAATAATTGGTTTAAATTGAGGTTGGTTTATTATGCCCATGCCGATAAGGAGGGCGAATTATGAAAAAAGAGTTTAAAAAATGGCTAATCTCGCTGAATTGCGAAGGGATTAATAGCTTAGGGATTAATGAGATAGTGTCGCGCGTAAATGAAGAGTTGAGGATTGTGCGCGCTAATGAGCAGGAGAGGATTGTGCTAGAGGAGTTGATTGCGGAGTTTAAATGTTAATAAAAAAACCGCCGGTGAGGCGGTTTGATTAATAATATTTAGAACGGAATGCTTGATGAATTATTCCTACACACTTTAGGTAAGCTTGATCCATATCTGAAAACTGTGCTGAATTCTTTTCAGGTTTCTGCTTATTTATCATCTCTACATTTAGAGTGCCGTACATGTACATGTTAGATAATGGTGTGTCTATATTTTCTTTGATAATTTCTCGGTCATTTTTTAAAGTGTGAATTAGAAAATTAGCCACATTAAACTTTGAAGATAAAGTTGCCACATAAATGTGTGATGTAGGGCGGGTTTTATTATTATCTAAGAAAAAATGAGCGGCTTGTTCTTGCATATCCTTTAGCACGAAAAGTAATTCGTCAATCAACATTTTATCTTCATTTCGATTAGCAAAGTCCACCGCAGTCTTGTAACTTAGCCAAATACCATAAACGCTAGCAACAAGCGCTATAAATGCAATGATATCCGAGCCTGTCATTATTTTGCCTGTTTTAATCTATCTTGTTCTTCTTCCTCTAAAAAATTTTTAATTTGAATTTCATAAAAAGGAAAATCGCTAATAATATTAAGCTTTTGTAAGATGGAGCTTAATGTCATTGATTCATAACGAATTAATCCACCGAATGCTTCATGCAAGAATGATGAGCCAGGCGGTGCAATATCATTGAAATCAATATCTACCTGTTCACCTGAGGCAAAAGCAGGTTTTAACTTTTGTATTCGAAAACGTTGGCCGTTGAAAGCTCCATCTTCATCCGTGCGTCCGTATGGAGTTTTAGAAAAATCAGCAACTTTAATTAGCATTTATTTATCCTCAAGGAGAGTTAGTGTCCAGGCGACGAGTGTTCCTTTTATTGGCATTTGCACTTGACTTGTGATACATACATCAGAAATTGTACCATTGTTATAATAGTATTGGTAAATTAGATTATCAGTATAGACGGTAAGACTCTCATTTTCAACAGCTCTACTTATTACTTGCTTGATATTTTCAGACCCTTTTCCTCGTTTCCTATTACTATACCGAGTAAATCCTTCTGTCATTGCTTGTTTAAGACGTTCTTTATCATTAAGACAGTTTTCCGGATAACTTCCTAAAATGCCACATCCAAGATCGTATATTAAAAAAACAAACATTCTCTTACTTTGTTGATACCAGCTACATTGATACCATCTTCCTTGTCCAATCTTATTCTGTAATGCTCTACTTTTAATATAGGCGTGATTTCTAACATTAAGTATTGCTTCGCTGACACCTTGGTGTAAAAGGAACTTTTGGCCTGAACTGATTTCTTCTCTTGAAATCATTTCCCAATTATTTAGCATCATGCCGACAAGTCGATTAGCATCACCAGACTGATAAAAATTATTTCTTGATGTCAGCTCAATAACATCCAGCTCGCTTGATGCTTCTATTGCTTTATTTAAACCAGTGGAAATGAAAAGCATATAACCAGATGGGTTTTGCTCTTTGACTGGATAAATAATTGTTAGCTTAGAACGACACCTCTTATAATTATTGCGGCACCTCATTGAATGAATCTGACCAAATAGAATCAATGTACTTTCGGCATAAGCCTCAATCGTTTGTCTGAAATCTATGACTAAATCTCTCCCTTTTGAGAAATTTTCTTCAAGTTGATTTATAAAGGAAATGCTTTCCTCTCGACTAATTGGGTCATTCTCTGAAAGTGTAAATATAATTGGGCAAATAATGGTTATTTCAGGCATATTTCCTTACCTAATAACAGAATTTTTATAACTGATTTCAACCTTGCCACGCTATAACGTTTCGACACGTTCTCTTGCCACACCAATAATACGGATTTCTTGGTTGAGCGAACTTAATGTTGGAAACATTGGATTGAGTGGAACAAGCTCAAAGTGCGGTATGCCTTCTGGTGTTCTCGTGCCAAGTTCTTTGTATTGCTTAAACGTTGCCTCGTTGTCGCCATTGATTGCTGCCACGAATTTCCCAGGTGTAGGCAAAATGTCGGGATCGATTAAAACTAAATCGCCCTCATTAAAACGAGGGAGCATAGATTTTCCTTCAATTCGTAAATAAAACGAATTTTCAGAGGCGATCACTGTGCTTGGGATCATCTCGTAACCGTCAAATCCCTCAAGAGAGCTAATATCCGTCCATAGTCCAGCTTGGACTGCGCTTAATAAAGGGTAGGCTCTCTGCTTTTCGATTTTCTCAATAGAGGCATTCTTGTCGCCATAAGTTAGCCATTCTTTTGTTACACCCAAAAAATCAGCCAATACATAAATATTTGCTTGAGTTGGTAATGTCTCTGCGTTGAACCATTTACTCACGGCCTTTGGCGTTATTTTCAGTATATCTGCAATGATTTTCCCTCTGCCTTTTTCTGGCAAGTTCTTTCTCTTACATGCAATGTCTAGCCGTGCGGCAAAGTCCTGTTTAATTTTTTCTTCAGTAATCATTTTTCCACCCTTGAACCTTTGGTTCAATTATAAATAAAACTTGAAGTACTTTCAGTTCTAGTTTACAATGTACTTAAAGTTCATTTAAAGGGGTTATATATGAAAAGCTTAAAACATATTATTGACTCTTTGGGTGCAGCTAAAGTGGCAGATTTATGCGGTATTTCTGTGCGTGCAGTTTACAAATGGCGCACATCAAATTCTCTGCCAAGAACTGAATATACAGGTGAAACCAGATATTCAGAAATTCTATCTCAAGCCTTGGAAAACGTTATTTCTGCGGAAGAGATTAGGAACTTTAGTAATCCCATTAAGTCAAGTCCTGCGCTTAGCGCATGAATTTAATTTACCAATAGGCAAACGCAATGGCACGCAATGAATTAAACAAAGACGCAATGAAGATTGCGGATTTGATCTACAAGAAATCGTCCGAAAAGACGAACAGGGAGATAGCAGAAAAGATTGGGATTGACCCAAGTAACCTTGGTAGATTCCAAACTAACTATCTCGAAATGGTGTGTGCTTATCTCGATGAAATTGGGTTAAGCGTACACGTAAAAGGGGAGACTTGCGTTATTCCGCAAGATGAACACAAGGCTTTAATCACTTTAGCAAAGAAAGCGATTGAAGAAATGGGGCAATAAAAAACCTCTGCGGTAACAGAGGTTAGTAATCAATCAATACGTATAGGAGTATTAAAAGATGGAAGTATTATCACTGATTATGAGAAAAAATTCAAGTGTTTTAACAATGAGCAGTAGAGAGATTGCTGATTTAGTTGAATCTCGCCACGATTCAGTGAAAAGAACCATTGAACGCTTACAAGACAAGGGATTAATTCAACTTACACCAATGGTGGAAGTTAAAAATCATCTAGGTCAAGTTGTCACAGAATACCAATTAATTAAACGTGACACCTATGTGGTAGTTGCTCAATTATCACCAGAGTTCACAGCTCGATTAGTTGATCGTTGGCAAGAGTTGGAAAATCAACAAATGCCACAAATCCCACAAACCTTATCGGAAGCTTTAAGACTTGCAGCAGACCAAGCGGAACAAATCGAAAGACAAAATCTATTGCTTGAGCAACAACGCCCGAAAGTTGAATTTGTTCAGCGCTATGTAGAAGTTGGAACAACTAAATCACTTCGTGAGACAGCGAAAATCCTAAAAGTTCCAGAAAGAGCGATGATTGATTGCTTGGTTGATGACGGACTTTTATTTAGACAATCTGGAAACTTGTTACCTTACCAAAAATACCACGCCAAAGGCTTGTTTGATGTGAAAACTGGCACAACCGAACACGGTCACAATTACACTCAAACACGAGTTACCAGCAAAGGAATTGAATATATCGCATCTCGTTATGCTTCGGAGTTGATGCAATGATCGACCAAGACGTAAGAGGGTTTATTTTCCCTAACTCAATCATTGATGAGTTACTTCCAGAATTGTCACATTCAGAATTGAAATGTTACTTGTGCGTATTACGCAAAACTAAAGGCTGGAACAAAGAAGAAGATGCTATTTCAGTCAGCCAGTTTATGAAAGTTACAGGGTTGAGCAATAAAGCTGTAATTTCAGCTTGCGAGAGCCTTGTAGAGCGTGAAATTTTAGAGCGTAAATCAGGTGATAGAAATACTGGAATTTACTCAATCAAAACATACAAAACAACGACTAGTGAAAAAAGTTCACTAGTGAAAAATTTTCCAGCGACTAGTGAAAAAAGTTCACCGGTCACTAGTGAAAAAAGTTCACACACAATAAACAATATTAAAAACAATATACAAAATAAAAATACTTCTTCGTCTGGAAAAAATTTCCAGCCGAGAACGAAAGCTAAAAAGAACGTTTTTTCTGATGATGATTTAAAGGCTGCTGAATGGATATTTCACTTGATCAGAAAACTCAATCCTAGTTTTAAAGAACCGAAATTTGAATCTTGGGCAAACGATATAAGACTTATGCGTGAAAGAGATAACCGCACCCACAAAGATATTTGCGAGTTATTCAAGTGGGCTAATCAAGATAGATTCTGGTCAGTAAACATTTTAAGTCCAGCAACTCTTCGTGCTAAATGGGATCAGCTCTCGATGAAACGCAATGCAGAAATGACAATGCCAGCACACAAAGAGACATTTCAAGAAAGAAACAGCACTAATTGGGGTACTGCTGAAAAAATGGCGGAGGTGTTCTGATGAACCAATTAACAACACAACAATCAAGCCAAAGACAAGTGCCAGATCAAGTTCGTTTAATGATTGATCGCATCTTCACAAACTTAACTGCAAGCTGCCCGATTTTGTTAAGCGTAAGCAGTGAACAGTTGGAAACGCTAAAGCAACAATGGGTATTAGGTTTTGCCGAAAACGGGATTAAAACATTCGAGCAAGTTAAGCGTGGAATGGCTGCCGCAAGAGCTAAAACAAACGGGTATTTGCCAAGTGTTGGTGAGTTCATTTCTTGGTGTAACAGTTACAACAATCACGAATTAGGATTGCCAACGCAAGAAGAGTTAGAGGCTAGACTTCAAAAATACTTTGGTTATGCGAAAGAGCCACACAATTTCAAATTCCGTTCGAAAGCAGAGTATTACTTGTTAAAAACAATTTATGACGGTTACGGCAAAAAGAAATGGGAAGATTGCCAAAAAGCTATGCCGAAAATCCTTTCGGAAGTTATCGAGAAAGTGAAAACAGGCTTTGAATTTCCGGAAATTCCAGAGTTACTGGAGCAAAAGCAAAAAGTTATTCCGCCAGAAGTATCAAAAAACGGTGTAGCAAAGATTAAAGAGATTATGGGGATTGCGTAAATGACAGAACAAAAATTTGATAAAGATACTTATCCAACGCCATTATCAATTTTTAATCCACTTGATAATGAGTTCGTCTTTACTTGCGACGGCTGCGCCAGTGCTGAAAATGCCAAAGTGCCTGAATTTTTTATCACAAAAGAACAGGATTTTTTAACTTATCCACTAAATGATGAGAGCGTATTTGTGAATCCTCCATATAGCAAGCCATTGCCATTTATTGAAAGAGCAGTAAGCCTCTTTGAAAACAATAATTGCCTAGTCGTTATGCTGCTCCCTATCGATATATCTACAAAATGGTTCACTTTGGTTACTCAAAAAGCAACTGAAATCCGTTTTATCGTTGGTGGACGAGTTAAATTTCTAAATGGCGAAACAGGTAAATATGTTGATGTTTGTCGTGGAAATGTAATTGCAATTTTTAATCCATATCAAAGAGCAATGAATCAAGTTATTCGACACGTTCATATTGATTCATTCAAGGGTTTAGAGTGGCGTAAAAAATAGTAAATCCACTAGACGGAACATCAGGAAGATGGGCAAAAGTAAACGTAAGCAAAAAACGGAAATTTTTGCAGTTAAATATGCCAATGGTGCGGTTGTAGCTGAAACGGATTATGACCGCAATTTACTCAAGGGGTTGCCGGTTGGAAGTGCGGTAAAAATTATACCAATTAGCAACAATCGTAATTATCAACATCATAAGAAATTTTTTGCATTGCTAGATTGTGGCTTTGAGTATTGGCAGCCTGAATTTAGCGTACTCACACAAGCTGAAGAGTGGATCGCTCAAGCGGTTGCAAAAAAGATAGCGATTGCCGCAAACGATGAAGATTTTTACCAAAGAATAACAAAGCCAATAGCTGACAGCGTGCTTGCAGATGTGCGGTTGAATCGAGAATCAAAACTCGATTATGAGGGGATGAAAACGCTTGAATCGTATTTAGATCACGTTATGAAAAAAGCGGGCTTTTATGACATTAAGCCGGTTCAGGACGGAGGAACAATTAAAGAGAGATGGTCAATATCATTCGCCAATATGAGCCAAGAAAAGTTCAACAGTGTTTACAAAGGAGTGTATGGCGTAATTTGGAATGAAACACTATGCAACATTTATGAAAGTGAATCTGATTTAGATAACAGAATTGATCAATTAATGGCATTTGGAGGATAAGCGAATGGAATCGCTAAATTACATTCTTTTACTGTTGAGCTTTGCTGTTGCACCAGCCTCAGCGTTTGTCATTGCAGTTATTTTTCAAAATGACATCACGAGAGCATTTTTCCAATGGACATCTTGCGTTTGTGCAGTCGGCTCTTGGCTTTCGATAGTGATTGGATTTGGTTATTGGTTGGCTAAACATCTTGGATAAGAAACGGTATTGATTATGAATGACAAAGAAAAATTTGAGCGCACTAAACCGTATGTAAACGTGGGTACAATCGGTCATGTTGATCACGGCAAAACAGTTATAACCGCAGCGGTTATAAGGATTATTGCGGAGGTGTTAAATAAGCCTATTCAGGAAAATATTACTGTAACAATGCCGGAAGTATCTTATCCAGCAGAACGATTTAACAAAAGAGCAGTGTATTCAAGAGGAAAATAAAATGGCCAATTTACGCAAGGAGGCGAAAGGGCGTGAATGTCAGGTAAGAATTCCTGGTATTTGCACAGGTGAAAACGAAACAGTGGTATTGGCGCACTATACAAGCTCTTGGCTTAGAGGTATGGGAACTAAGCCGCATGATATTTTTGGAGCTTATTGTTGTGCAGCTTGCCATAACGCAATCGATGGGAGAGTAAGAACAAATTATTCCCGAGAGCAATTAAGACTTATGCACGCAGAGGGAGTGTTAAGAACAATCAACATTTTACTCAAGGAGGGGAAAATATGTCTGATTGGTTAGAAGTTGTATTACCTTATCCGCCGTCAGTTAATCATTATTGGAGGCATACACGAAACGGACGGCATTATATCAGCGAGGCTGGCAGAAAATTTAAAACGGAGGCTTTGAGAATTTTACAACAATTCGATCCATTTACAGGTTCAGTAGCGATTTGCCTTGATGTGTACTATCCCGATAACCGCAACCGTGATCCAGATAATATAAACAAAGGGCTTTTTGATAGTTTAGTCGCCTCAGGATTAATACAAGACGACAACAACAAAGTGATAAAAGATTTTCGCAGCAAAAATTGCGGAATTAAAAAAGGCGGAATGGTAGTGGTTAAAATTAGAGGGCTTGAAAATGAGTAAATCAATTGAATTGTTAGTTAGATTGCATGATCCAAAATGCGTTAGCGTTGAAACCGCTGGTCGTGGTGGCGTTGCATTGCTTTATAAGGAGCAAATTATTTGCGCCTTTGCTCAGTCCGAAAATAAACACATGCTAGGGTATCATCTTCTGATGAGTAAATATCGCCAAGAAAAATCATCAAGAGAATTTGTTGATAGTTATGTTGATGCGTGGTGTGAAGAGTTTGGGCATCCAGAGCATTCCACTGAGGCTTTAAAATACGTTGTGGATATAGTTTGCAATCTTCCATTGCCTAGCCAGTTAAAACATATCAAGGCATTAAGAAAGCGTTATTTACGCTCGCAATATGCGCATCTTTCCGCTATTGATAAAGCCAATAAGATTGCAGAAGAAAACGGATTGCTGGCAAATAGCGTTGAGGCTCGCCAATTAAGAATTAGAGAATTAAACGATTTGCGTAAATCCAACACTTGCCCTCGCTGCCGTGGCACGGGTGAAGTCGGTAGAGTGCAAAAGCACGAATGCCCGGAATGTAACGGCAAAGGTCAATTAAAAGCCAATATTTATCACTTGATGAAGTCTTTAGATTGCACAGAGGCTTACTTTAAGCGCTATCTAAATGCGCTTGTTGTTTCCTTTGAGCGCCATTGTTACGAGGAAATGAGTTGCGCTGAAGAAGTGATCAAGCAATACTTAAAAAAGGAATTGCAATGATGATTGATTTAAAAACAACAGATGCAGAGCAGAAAATTGATAAGGCAGTAAAAATGTTTATCGAGAAAATCCTTGATTCAAAGGACGAGTTAAATGTATCTCGCATTGATTTAGTTGGAGTTGTATATTCTCAGCCTTATAGTGTTTCTGTATCTTTTATTATTTCAAAATGGGGTAAATTATTTAGTTATACTTATTTAATATCAATAAGAGAAATGGAAATTCTTAATCCTACATTGCAAGAAAGACTGATAATGTTTAGAGCTAAATCAGCCATCGAAGAAATAAAAAAACGACTTATCAAAAATGTGAAGTAGATCACAGTTATCCTTAAAATCCCCCTCTATAATTTATTTAAATTAGATATATTGGAGGGGGTATGAGCAAAGATTTGAGAGAGGCTTTACTTTGGGTTGGGTTTATTATTTTTATTTTTACGTTTGCATACGCAATAAATAAAAAGGACGAGGCAGAAAACAAAGAGAGCGCAATGCGAGAAATTGAGCTTTGCATGAACAAGTTACATAAGAGTTATAAGGAGTGCAAAGAGTTGGTTTATATGGCTGACTAATTATCGCCCAAGGAAATAATATGAGAAAATTACTATTAATTGCTTTAACATTAACATCATCCGTTGCGATGGCGAATTATACCACTTGCAATAACTTTGGAGATACTCGAATTTGCCGTGATTCAAGTGGATTTTCAAGCACTACACACAGAATTGGCGATACCTATATCACAAGTGGATCAGGCGGTTACAGAGCAACAACTCACCGTATAGGCGATGATATATATCGAGGTAGAGATAATAGAGGAAATACATGGAATATCTATGATGATTTAGATAATAAATACTGATAGATAAGCGATTGTAATATATAAGATTCATTGACTTTCCACTAATTTTGCAGTAAGATTTATAAAAATAGCCGGAGTGTATTTATACATTTCGGTTTTTTTATTATCCAATTATAAGGGCGTAGTCTAATGGTAAGACAGCGGTCTCCAAAACCGTTAATTAAGGTTCGATTCCTTGCGCCTTTGCCATATCACAAGCTCACGTTAATGCGTGGGCTTTTTTATTGCCCCGCAATAAGCGAGGTGGAGTATGAAAATGTTTAAAGACGCAGGGAACCAAACTTATTTCTGGTCGAGTTTTTCCGGTGTTCTTGCTTGGCTTGGCGACCAAAACAATTTAATGATTTTGAGTTTGTTGATAGGTATTGTTACGGCATTGGTTAATGCTTATTCAAAATTCTATGAAAATAGAGTGGCTAAACGAGCAGAGGAACGAGAAGAGGAATTACACGCCTTAAAGGTTCAAGCTTTAAAAAGAGGGCTTAGAGATGAAGTTAGCAAAGACTAGAACTGGATTAGGGCTTGCAGGAAGTGTTTGCGGAGTGTCAGCTATTATCTTGACAATGTATAGCGCTTATGGCGATGAGTTAATGCTTAGTCCGGCTGGAGCAGAGATTATTGGTAATGCTGAAGGTTGCAGACGTGATCCTTATAAATGCCCTGCTGATGTATTAACCGTTGGTATTGGATCAACCGAATACAGTGGATTGCCAATAGATCCTAAACATCGTTATACAGACTTAGAAATTGCAGAACGTTGGAAGAATGACATTAAAGTGGCTGAGGAATGCGTATTAGCTTATGGGAACGGTCGAGCGTTGCCGCAGTCTGTGTTTGATTCCGCAGTATCAATTACTTTTAACGTTGGCTGTGGTGCAGTTAGAAAATCAACTTTATTTAAATACCTTAAGTCAGGTAAGTATGAGTTAGCTTGCAATGAATACCCAAGATGGAATAAAGCTGGTGGGAAAGTTTTACCCGGATTGGTTTCACGTAGAGAGAAAGAAAAAGCATTATGTTTATCTGATTTACATAAGTAAAAGTTAGCCGGTGCGGTTATGGGGGATTAAATCAGATGGCGAAAGCGTAAACAAAAAAGCCTAAACCGCACCGCTATTTATTATGAGGTTTAATATGATTAGTATTGGGCAATATATCAGTAACGGATTCACAAAGGTTTTATTGATGTGTTCCGTTGTTTCTGCGGTTGTAATTCTTGCATTGTGTGGCTGGATTCGTCATCAGTCAGCAACTATTGATGGGCTGAATGGAAAGATTAAAACGCACCAAGAAACAATCGCCGCACAAAGTCAAACGATCATTCAATTAGAAGAAGATGCGGAGCGAAATAGACAGCTCACATTTGAGTTAAGTCAGGTTGAATCAGATTCAAGGAGTAAATCAGATGCAGTTATCAAATCAATACCGAAACAAGTTAAAACCAGCAGTGCTTTTAATACTAGCGCTCCTAGCAATGTTATTGAGTTCTTGCGCCAGTAAACCTGTTGTCATGAGTTGTTCTCAATTACCTGCCGCATTTACCGCTCATTTAGATAAGACGGTCTTTGCGGGTGATACTTATGGCGATGTAACAAAGTACGCGGTAATTCTAAAGCGTGAGCGTGATATGTGCTTAAACCGAATTGATAAAATCCGTGAATGGCAAACTGAGAAATTAAGTAAATAGGGAGTAAATATGAATAAGAACGATTGTGGTGAGGGTTGGAATGGTTTTATTGCCATCCATAATGAGGGATGGGAAATCTAACAGAAATCCCTCTAATTGTTAAATTTCAAATCAATAATACGCCCGCTTAATTGCGGGCTTTTTTATATATCGTTTATGGCAAAAAAGAATTGGAACGCACTTCAAATAGAATACATCAAGTCTTATGCAAAGACTGGTGTATCTGTAATGGAATGGTGCAGAAAGAAAGGACTGAATTTTGCCACTGCGAAACGCTATATCAAAAAGCCTGAAACAGCATTCGCACAGTTAGATGAAATCCAAAAGGGTGACAATCGAGAAGTAAAAGCAATTAAGAAAGCCGCTAAAAACAATGCGAATAAAATTGCCGAGTTGGAAGTTGTTGAATCTAAAGAAGATTTAGAGGAAAACTGCGAAATTAATTGCGAAATTGCGAATGAAACTGCGAAACCAACTGCGAAACCGTCTAGATTCTCTTCTGAATTACAATCTCAAAGAAGAATAAAGCATGGCGGTTACGCTCGTTACTTTAAGGATAAATCAGCTTTTGATGTTGTAGTTGATTTTGGACTTAAAGACGAGATTGATTTAATGCGCCAACGTGCCATCGCATCAATCGAGAATCTTGAGAAGTTCACTGATGACTTAAAACGCTGCACAACAGCAGACGACAAAGAAGTTACCTATAAGCTAATTAACGCCGCTCAGAACGCATTAGATAGAGCGGTTGCACGAATTGAGAGTTTAAGCCGTACAAATAACGATATTGATTTGGTGCTTGAAACAATCGAATTGAGAAAGGCTCAGACGAAAGAAACCTTGCTTAAAGCAGATAAGCTAGCACAAGAATTAGGCGCAAGAGCGGCAAGCAAACACAAAGTGGAATACACAATGGATTTTACAGGCGGCGATAATGAAGATTAATTATATCGCCTCGCCAACCTTTCGCCGAGTGCATAAATCAAACGCATTGGTAAAGGCAATTCGTGGCCCGATTGGTAGTGGTAAATCAGTTGGGTGTGTAATGGAAATGTTCCGTATTTGCTTAAACCAAGAGCCTAATTCTGATGGTGTTCGCCGTACTCGTTGGGCTTGCGTGCGCAATACTTACCCTGAGTTAAAGGGTACAGTGATCAAAACATTCCAAGACTGGATTCCCGATAGTATTTGCCCGATTAAATATGACAGTCCAATCTCAGGACTGATGAAAATCAATCATCCTGACGGCAAAACAACGGTTGAGGCTGAATTTATGTTCCTATCTATGGATAAGCCAAAAGATGTTAAGAAATTGATGTCACTTGAGCTTACAGGGATTTGGATAAACGAGGCTCAATTCTTGCCAGTATTGCTTGTTACTGAGGCGGTTACTCGTACAGGGCGCTATCCTAAAAAGAGCGTATTAGAGGGATTTGATGGCGCAACGTGGAACGGCATGATTATGGACACAAACTCGCCTGATGACGATCACTGGTGGCATGAATTTGAAACCGCTATTGATGAAGAAACAGGCAAAAGTCTAACGCCGAAAGGATGGGATTTTTTCACTCAGCCTGGCGCATTAATCGATATTACAGGCATTCCATATAGCTCTTTATCTGATGAAGTCAAAGCCAACATTGAGGCGGGCTTATACGTTGAATATAAAGGGCATAAATTCGTGGCTAATCCACTTGCTGAGAACGTTGAAAACCATAAGAAAGGTTATGGGTACTGGTTCGATAGCTTGCAAGGTCAAACGCTCAACTGGATTAAATCTCGCATCTGTAATGAATTTGCGACAGTACAAACAGGTAAACCAGTTTATATGGATCACTTCAACAAAGATTTACACGTATCAAAAGATAAATTATTGCCAGTTAAAGGATGGCCAACATTTATCGGTCTTGACTTTGGTCTAACGCCAGCCGCAATTATCGGTCAGGTTGCACCAATCGGGCAGTTACGTATAACCGATGAAGTCGTTGCAACGGGTATGGGTATTGAGCGATTTATTCGTGATCAGCTTTCAATTTTACTTAAATCAAAATACAACGGTTGTGAAATTGAAGTGATAGGCGACCCGGCTGGCGTGCAACGTGCGCAAACCAACGAAAAAACGTGCTTTCAAATTCTATTGGAAAATGGCTTTAATGCTCGTCCGGCTGAATCAAATAACACAACAGCTCGCCTTGAGGCAGTCCGCTGGTGGTTATCTCGCTTAGTGGGCAAAGGACAGCCGGCAATGCTTATTAGTCCACACTGTAAAACACTTATCAAAGGTTATGAAACAGGTTATTCATACCGCCTATTAAATATCAGTGGGGAAGATAAATACACAGAAACGCCGGATAAAAACCGCTATTCGCATCCACACGATGCAAACCAATATTTATGTTTAGGCGCTATGCCTGATTTATTCAAACAACAGATCATCAACATTAAACCACATCAAGCAATCAGTTCATTGACAGGATACTAAACAATGGCAGAAGAACAATCCGCATTATTAGAGGCGATCACGAATTTCGGATCAGAGCTAAAAGCAAAATTATTAGAGCAAATCAAACAACGCCAGCCGGTTGTTGAACGTTGGGTGAAAGATATGTATCAATATCGCAATCAATACTCAACCTCAACAACAACGGGCAAATCTAAAGTGTTTGTTGGCTATACCCGTGCGAAAACTGACGCTTGGACGGCTCAAATGACAGATATGTTATTTCCGAGCGATGACAAGAATTACAGTATCTCGCCAACGCCTATACCGAGCATTGCCAACATGGCAAAACAAACCGATAACGGCAATCCGCAAATGGCCGCTCAAATTGATAATGCTCGTGCGATTATGCAGCAAGCGAAAGATCGTGCAGAGGCAATGGAAAAGCTAATAGACGATCAGTTGCTTGAGTGTGATTATGCGGCTGAAGCTCGTTTGTGTTTGCATTATGCCGCTGTGTTGGGTACAGGTATTTTGCGTGCGCCTATCGTTGATATTGTGGAATCAAAAGTGTGGACTGAAGATGCTATGGGGCAGTGGAATGGCGAGATTGTGGCTAAAACAATTCCGGCTGCTCGTTTGGTGTTGCCGTGGGATTTTGTGCCTGATATGACCGCATCCACAATCAAAGATTGCCAATTCGTCTTTGAACGCAGTTATGTTACCAAAAAACAATTACAGACTTTAGCTAAAAATCCATACTATTTGAAAGATAACGTGCTTGAGCTTTGTGAATTAGACGGCTCAGATACGAAAACAGCCAGCTCAGATATGGATGGTTATGTTGATACGTTGAGAACGTTATCAGGCTTAGAAACACAGAGCAAAGACAACCGCTATGAGCTATGGACTTATCATGGCGGCATTCCTTTAAGCGTATTAGAGAGCGCCAATTCTCAATTAGATGATGGCAATAAGCTCAACATTCCGAATGATGAGGAATCAAAGGCGGCTAATCTTGAAATTGATGGCGTGATCGTGATGGCGGGTAACGGCAAGATTTTAAGCGTAAACCTCAATCCGTTAGATTCAGCCGAATATCCTTACTCAATCTACACTTGCGAGCCTGATGTATGTTGCGTATTTGGCTTTGGTATTCCTTACCTTTGCCGTGATGCGCAAGAGATTTTAAATACCGCTTGGCGAGGCATGATTGATAACGGCGTTTTAGGTATCGGGCCACAAGCAGTTGTTAATAGCAGTGTATTAAGTCCAGTGGACGGTTCTTGGGAATTAGCTCCATATAAACTATGGCGCACTAATGACCGTGCAACAATGAACGCATCTATTGAGGCTCAAAGAGCGTTTGGCGTATTTGATATTAGCAGTCGTCAGCAAGAATTTGCCAATATCATTCAGCTTTCAAAATCATTCATGGATGAAGAAAGTGGATTGCCTATGATTGCGCAAGGCGAGCAAGGACAGGTTACGCCAACGCTAGGCGGTATGTCTATGCTAATGAACGCCGCAAATGCAGTACGCCGCAGACAAGTTAAAGAGTGGGATGATGCAGTCACTAAACCATTAATTCGCCGATTCTATGAATACAACATGGCAATGAGTGATGATCCGAATATCAAAGGCGATATGCAGATTGTTGCTCGTGGTACATCAGCGCTATTAGTTAAAGAAACTCAAACAGCACAGATTATCGATATTTTCCAAAAATTCGGTCAGCATCCGCAATTAATGTATGCTTTTGACTGGTACGATGGCGCTAAAACATTGATGCAATCAATGAGCATGGGAACGCAAACCATGCTTATCCCTCGTGATGAGTACGAACAAAAATTACAGGAAATGCAAGAATCTCAAGCAGCACAACCGCAAGATCCTGAAATTCTAAAAGTACAAATGCAAATGCAGATTGCACAACAAAAACAACAGCACGAAATGCAGTTAGAGCAAATGAAGATTCAAAGTCAGATTCAGATTGAGCAAATGAAAGTTCAGATCAAAGAGAAAGAGCTTGAAATCAAAATGCTCGAGGTGCAAATGACACAACAATCGCAACAAGCTCGCCTAGACTTGGACGAAAAACTAAGCACGGCAAAACTCACAACCGATTTACAACTTCAAACAGGTAAACAAGCAATAGATTTAGAGAAATTTAAAACAGAAGTGGCATTAAAGAATACGCCGCTCGCTAATCCAGCCGGTAATTATGGATTAGACAAATAACAGGCCGCAACTTTAAAAGTGCGGTCTTTTTTTATCACTAAATTTTAAGGGCAAATATATATGAGTTTCGTTCTTTCCAATAAAGACTACAAAGAAATGATCGGCATTATCAGTGGCGATACAGGTAGCAAGAAAGGAAATGGCGCATCAACCACTTACCTCGATACTGAATTAATGGCAGAAGAGCCTAAAAAACAACAGCAAGGCATTGTGGCTGATACCGTTGATGCGGTGCAAATGGGTGCATGGAAAGGCGTTAGTGATATTGCGCATGGTATTGGTGCTTTAACTGGTGCAGATTGGTTGCATGATGTTGGTGATTGGGCGGCAAAAGGTGCTGATGAAAACCTAGCCACAATGTCCGATGAAATGAAAGCTGCCTTGAATCAAAATGCGTTTGATGGCGAGGGTCAAGGTGTACGCAATTTGCGTTGGTGGGCGGGTAATCTTGGCTCGTTAATCGGTCAAAACCTTGATACTGCTTTAACGCTTGGTGCGGGTAAAGTTGCAACGATTGGTGCAAAACAAGCCGGTAAATTATTACTCAAAAAAGAAGTTGCTGAAGAAGTTGGAAAAACAGCGGTGGAACAAGCTGCTAAACGTGGCATTCCGCAAAAATACTGGAATATGATTGGTATTACAGCAACCATGTCAGCAATGTCCGGCGGTGGTCGTTACGGTCAAAAACGTGATGAAGTCATGGAAATGACTAATGAACAATTAGCTAAAATTCCGCAGTTTTCCGATGAATATTATTCCATTGCGGATAGCGATGAGGGCAAAGGTAAAAGCACAGACGAGCTTTACACAATGGCGAAAAAATCCTTTGCCGATAAAGTTGGTCGTGATGCAGCGCTTAATCCAACGGCTATTGCAACAGATTTAGTGACAAATGCAGTTAGCGGTCTTGGTGGTGGATTTTGGGGTTTAGGTTCTCCAGCTAAAACAATCAAAGGCGGTTTATTAAAAGGTGCGGCAGTTGAGGGCGGTACTGAGGCTATTCAAGGTATTGGCGAACAATACGCCTTAAATAAAGCAGATCAGGAATACTTCAATCCTGATAAAGATTTAACTGAGGGCATGGCTGATAATGCTATCAATGGTGCGGTGCTTGGTGCAGTCTTTGGTTCGGCTATGGGTGGGCTTGATACTCACACCGACAGAATGGCTTTCAATAATCAAAAACGCACTCTATTAAATCATATCAATACTGGCAATGATGCAGTTGATAACCAATTAAGAAACTATGTTGATATGCTCAACAATGGCGCAACTGAATTGAGCGATTTAGTATCAGCCAGTCGAGTGCAAGCGCTCAACAATGCCGGTATCGCAACCGCTAAAGCACGACAAGTTGCAGAAGAGGCGCTTGCAGAACAACAAGCAAAAGCAAAATTTGAATCAGACTTCTTTGATGAAGAACAACCACAACAAGAAACAACCTCCACTTTCAAAGTTGATCCGAATTTAGAACGTGCGCTTGAATTGCATTCAATTCTTGGTCAATTCAGAAAAAATGATTTATCTCGTGCGAATGAATTTATTGATACGCCAACTATTTTTGCAGATGAACAAGCTCGAAAAGATTATGTGACCGGTCGTGCGTTTGATGAAGTGCGCAATATTGCTCAATCATACGGCATTGACCCGAAAGACGGCAAAGCTATGCGCCGTTGGTTAGAGGATTATGCAGAGAAAGCGAAAGAATACGCTAATGATGATCCGCAAGCCGTTGCACCAACAGTCAATCTACAATCTACCGCTAACATTGCGCCTGAGTTCAGAAATGGCGTTATAAGCGGCGCTAACGATGAGATTGATGTTGGCAATGGTAATTATCAACCTTTCCAATATGAAGTCGTAGATGCAAGCACGCTTACGCCTACACAACAAAAAGATGAAAACCAATTCCGTGACCGTGACAGAGCATCAAGCCAGGCTCAAATTAATAACATTGCACGAAATTTAGATCCTCGCAAACTTGCCTCAAGTCCAACAATGGATGTTGGCGCACCATTATTAGCCTTAGACGGTAAAACAATTATTGCCGGCAATGGTCGCTCAATGGCTATCCAACAAGCATACCAAGAGGGCGGCGCTGATGGTTATCGCCAATTCTTGCAAGATAATTCAGCACACTTTGGCATTGATCCGGCTCAATTAAATGAAATGGAAAATCCTGTATTAGTTCGCCGTCTAACCTCGCCAGTTGATATTGCTCAAGTGGCTATCAATTCCAACGAGCAAGGCGGTATGCGAATGTCAGATTTAGAGCAAGCGAAAGTAGATGCTCGCCGCCTGCCAAGCATGGATAACTTTGTTGCAAATGATGATGGTGATATTAACTCAGTAGATAATCAATATTTCATCAGTCAATTTGTGAAAAATCAGCCTGAGAACGTGCGTAATGAATTATTAGATAGTCGAGGCAATCTCAGCCAAACTGGCGTGCAACGCATGCGCAATGCAATGTTGTATGAGGCGTATGGTGACAGTCAAACATTATCCCGTTTGATTGAAAATACCGATCAAGGCGCAAAAAACGTATTAAACGCATTAACCTCCATTGCACCTAAAGTTGCTCAAATTCAGCAAGGTATCGACAGCGGCAAGTTATCAAGCGATGTAAATATTTCAGAAGATGTGATCCAAGCCGTTGAGAAATACAACCAGCTCAATGCACAAGGATTTAAAATCGCTGATTATCTTGCTCAAAATGATTTTGTTGGTGACTTATCGCCTGAAGCTCGAGAAATTCTGACAATCTTTGATGAAAACCGCAGAAGTGGTAAACGTATTGCACAAGTGTTAGGTGCTTACTTTGATCAAGCGCAAACGCAAGGCAATCTATCACAATCCAGTATGTTCGGCGATGTGGATTTTGATAAATTAGGTTCGTTGCAGCAAGCGAAAAACACTGATGAAACTATTAGATTAAGCCTAAATGAATCCGCTAATTCTGATTTTTCGAAAGCTGTAGATACAACTGCTCAGGGTGGTAAGCCATCAAAACAATACATCCCTATGGGAACCACTCCAAGTGTTCTAAAAATGCTTGGGTTGCCAGATACTAAAGTTTTAGTTAATAGAGATGTATTAAGAAAAGTGATGTTAGATAAGCATAATGTTACCTCCGAAACATTGAAACAATTGCCGAAACAGATTAATAATCCTGTTGCTGTAATGGAATCAGCGCCAAGAGCAACGCATAATGGCTATATTGTCTTAACAGAGCTATCAGAAAGAAATATCTCAACAGGAAAGGACGAGCCAGTAATTAGTGCATTACATCTGAAGAAAACTAAAGATGGAATTGAGGTGATTAATATTGCCAGCGTGTACGGCAAGAATCTTGGTGGCTTACAAAATATGCTAAATCATGATTTGGTATATTGGAATAAAACAAAAGGCTCACAATTTATTGAATCTTTCGGGCTCCAATTGCCCTCAAAAATCGATTCAAAAACGATGAGCCTATCTGTGGATAATATTAAAACCGAAACCGATTTAAGTCAATATCAAGCCGCAAAAAATAATCAGATTCCACAAATTAATCCAGAAATCCAACGCACACAAGAAATCTTACGCAAAACCTTTGGCAAAGCGGCAGAATATATTGAAGTTACAACCTTTGCGAATCCTCCAAAAGATGTGCGCAATTTAATCACTTCTGATGTTGAGGGATGGTTCAATCCTAAAACTGGCAAGGTTACATTGATCGCAGATAGCATCAATGCAACCAAAACAATGAGCAAAGAAGAGCGTTTGCAATTCGTTGCGTGGCATGAAATGGCGCATCGTGGAATCAACGTTGGCTATAAAGGCTCTTATGACAGCTTAATGCAAGATGTTGGTAAAAATAAAGCGATTAGTCAGATTGCTGATGCTATTCAAGCACAACGCAAAAACACAGATGATTTGGCCGCAACCAATCGATCTGTTGCGATTGAAGAGGCTATCGCAGAAATGATGGCCGCACACGAAACTGGTAAATGGAATGAGCTTGAAAGTCGTTATGGCGTAGAGATTAAAAAAGGTCAAAGACAATCAACTAAATCATGGTTAGCGATGACCGCACAACGTATCAAAGACTTTTTATCAAAATTCTTTGGTGTTGAGCGTGCAGCGCAGTTTTCTGATGAAGATGTATTGAATCTTATTTCTCGAATCAAGAATAGCTCGTTAAGTGAAACCAGCAAAACTGGCGATATTCGTTTTAGCAGAAAAGGCGAATCAGAATATCAACGTGATTTAATTGTTACGCATAACATCAGCGCAGACGGCATTATGCACGCTGATAAAATGGGCGGTTTACCGCTCGCATCCGTTGCAGTGGCAAAACAAAGCAATCCATTGACCAACTTTGGTGAGGTTACTTTAATTGGCAGTCGCAATTACATTGATCCGAAAGGTGTAAATAAAGCTCAAGTGTTTGGCAGTGATATTTATTCGCCTCGTTATCCTCGAATCAGCTATGAGTATTCAGCAAAAGATCGAAAAGCATTATTCAATCGTTTTGAAAAATCAGCAAAAGAGATTGAGGATAGATCCTTTGATTATGACTTAACGCAAGGATTGGAAGATACTGGCGCAAAACAAGCTATGCTTGATAGTGATGCAGTTAAACATCAATTCTTGAAAGAGCATAACATTCCGTATGAAAAAGCCTATCGAGATATTCCGAAAAGCGTACACGCTGATTATCCGTCCATTCAAAAAGCAATTAAAGCCGGCATCAGCGAGGAAGATATTTCATCCATCGAAAGTGCGGATAAATTTGAGGGATTATTTAGAGAATTTATCAAGGATTACATCAAAGATATTGAGGGCAGAGTATCTCCATCGCCGTTGCTTAAAAATGTGATTGTGCGAGCGAAACAAGCCTTAGATGGTGATAAATATGCGGTTCGTGCATTTGCTGAAACAAGAGTAAAAGAGGGGTTGAAATTACAGGAATCTAAAAAAGTATTAGATCAACCTGAAACCTTATCAAATATGCGAAAAGCGGTTAGCGAACACAATGATGCTTTCCGTGATTATGTTGATAGCATTGTTGAAACCATGCCAGTTAAAGAGAAGATTTGGAATGGTACAGATGGTCATGGCCGCAATAAATACGTTGCGCATACCATTGAAAACGTAGTTAAGAAACTCAAAAAAGATTTACGAGGCGGCGAATCATTTAATTATGGAATGCCTAACGTGCGTGCAGCCGTTACGCCTAAATTTAAATCTATCGCTGATATTCAAGCCAATAAACATCGAATCGTATCTAAAGAAGAATTTGAAACCGCAAGAGATGCTCTCGAAAAAGAGGGAGATTTATTAGCGGACAAATTAGGTGTTGGTACTTTAGATATTTACGATGTGTTATGGAATGCGATTGATGAAAACACTTCAAAAGCATTTGGCTATGCCGGCATTAAAGACACTCAAGAAAACAGAATGGCAGTTGATGCGTTTTTAAATAAACTCAAAGCATTGCCAACTGAATATTTTGAGGGTAAAGCGAAAGATATCACACAATTCAGCAACTTTGCCGGTGCTGTTGTGCCTGATAACCTTGCTAAAAATGCCTATGATGTATTGGAAAAATCAGGGGTGAAAATCTTTACCTATGATTCTACCGATCCTAAATCAAGAATTGAGGCGATTAAGCAAGCGACAAATCAATTAGATGAAGAGCGTGGCGGGGATATTTTATTCTCTCGTGCAAACACAATGCAATCCGCTCTTGATTTAGCCATGACAGGCGTGGCGCATAGTGAGCCTAGCGCATGGGATAGCTTAAAATCTAAAGACTTCTCAGGCTTTAAAGAGCGCTTTAATCGTGCGATTGGTAAAGTTGATGAATGGTTAGCTGATAGCTTGCGCCCGGTGAATGATTGGATTGATTCAATGCACCTTGAAGATCAAACAGGCAACACTAGCAGCCGTGACCATGAAAAACGCCGCTTAAAAGATGCGATGTACACGGCTAAGGGTAAACGTGATGCGCTAAATTCAGAATTAGAACAGGCGTATTTAAAACCTATCCTATCTAAAATTGCAGCTTTATCTAAAGAGACCAAGAAAGGCAATCATTACATTGACGAATTGACAATGAAAAGAATGGTTGGCAACTGGATTTCCGCTCGCTATTCCATTGAGAAAAATCTTGATTTATTGGCTCGTGATGAAAAAGTCATGCGTGATACAAAACGCTTATTGGATAACGCTAAACAAAACGGTACAAGTGCAGAAGTGCGCCGCTTAAATGAGGCTTATCTAAAAGCGAAAGAGCAGTACGATAACCGCAAAGCTGATATTTACAACACAGATTACAAAAACAAAGGCAATCGCTTTAAAGTTGGGGTTGCTGGCGGTTGGTCAATTCCTGAGGCTGAATTGATTATGAGTAATACAGAAAAACATATCAGCCGCTCTAATTTAGAATATGTAGCCGATCTCGTTTACGATCTCAATCAATCAAGATTAGATATTGATCGTGCAAGTGGTCGATATACTGAGGCAGAGTATCAAGAATACAAAGCTAATCGCCATTATGTGCCTTTAACTGGTGATCCGAATGCTGATGCAGATGTTGATATTATCTCAGGCGCTGGCTCAAATGCACTCAACATTGCCAGAGATAAAACATTGAAAGGTCGTACAAGTTCTGAGGCTGAAGATGCGATTGATGCTGTTTGGAAGTCAATCGGTAAATCCACCACCTATGCCGGCTTTGCTGAGTTTAAATCTAAAATTGATGACTTGTTTGAAACAGAAGTGACTTTATTGAAAGATAAAGGCTATTCTGATGCAGAGGCAAGAGAACAAGCAACCGCAAGTTTAGGTATTAGCAAACGTAAAATGCAAGGCTTAACACGCTCAAGCGACAACGTGCTTATCCGTAAAGAGGGCAGTGATTATTATGAGTATGAATTGCCAACTCAAGTGATGGAATCATTGCGTAATGACAACGTTGAACACGCCAATGCTTTCTTGAAAGTAATTTCTAAACCGACAGGATGGTATGCTCGAGGCGTTACTCAATGGACTGTTACTTTTGCACCAATGAATATGATGCGTGATACTTGGGAGAAATCAGAATTTATCCGAGTGCAAAAACTTTACGATAAAAATAATCGTCTAGTTGATAGCAAAACAATGGATAAAATCGGTCGTGATACCATTAAAAACGCACTGGCTGACAAGGAAGTATGGCAAGCAACTAAACGACTTGGATTCGGTCAAGAATTGCGTGATAGCGTTCCGGCTGAGCGAATGTTAAAACAACTTCTAAAAGAGGGGGGAGTATCAAACTATGGTACTTATCTTGATAAATCAGAAGTTGATTTAATTAAGAAATTGCGCAAGGAAAATAATCCACTCGCCGGCAAACTTGAGAAAGCTGGCAAAGTGCTTGAGGGTTACAATAAGATGTTCGATACAGTATCAGCGTTAGCATCCTATAAAGCGCTAGTGGAAAATGGCATTGATTCAAAACAAGCGGCGGCGACAACACTCGAATTAACCAACTTCCGCAAAACTGGCTCAAAAATGCGTGGTATTAAAGCCTTGTATATGTTCTCGCAACCAACAGTAATGGGTGCAGCCAACTTAATGCGTTATCTATCCACTCGTAAAGGGCAAATCCGCTTTGCTGCATACATGGCCGCAATGACTTCACTTTACACTGTATTGCGATCAATGGACGATGAGGACGAGGGCGGCAATAAAATGGATCAACTTGGCGACATCACTCGTTATATCCCGATTCCACTTGGCGGGGGTAAATACTTCAAAATCCCGGTTGGTTTTGGTATGGCACAAATGGCGTGGAATTTCTCCACAAACATTGTAAAAGGTGCAGTTGGCGATATTTCATTGACTGAGGCAGGGGCAAATATGCTCGTCCATTCGTTGAAAACATTTTCGCCAGTATCTCCATCTGAAATTTCCGCAGCGAAATATCCTATGGAGAAAATCACTTTAACCGCAACACCATCAATCTTGCAGCCGGTGATGCAAAACGTTTTAAATCGTTCCGCTTTTGGTAATAAAATCACAACCAATTATGTGCGTGATGACAAATTAAAAGCCGAGCAATCTAAGGCGACAACCGCTCAATTCTGGAAAGATACCGCTATCGAGCTTAATGATACATTAGGAATCGATATGCACCCTGAACAAATTAAAAACTTGTTTGATGGGTACAGTTCAATGTTTGGTAGTCTTAAAGAGCTAAATACTGTATTTGTTGAAAATCCGAACCGTGAAGATTTAGGCCGCAAAACTCGCACGCCATTCCTAAATCAATTCATTGGCACAACAAACGAATTTGCGATTCAAAGCCGTTACTATGAGGCAAGTGAAGAGGCAAAAAGCGTTTATAACGAGTACAAATCTCGCAAAGAGCGCAATGAATTAGGCGATTGGTTAGATGCTGATAAGATGAAACTTATCAAATTCCATGAGGAAGAAGAAAGTGTTATCAAGTCAGCAAGAAGTGAAAAGGCAAAACTTACTCGTGCATTGCGTTCGGGGAAAATTAGTGCGGTCGCTTATGAAAATGGTATTAAACGATACAATAAAGAAATGAGCAGCGTACAAGCACGATTATTGCGTAAATATCGACAAATGGAGGGATTAAACACACACTAATCCATTGACATTTAAAAATATTTGCAGTAAAATTCAACAAAATAGCCGAATTGTAGAAATGCAATTCGGTTTTTTATTGGAGATTTTATGCAGAAATTGATTTTATCAAGTTCAACAGACAGAAATCATCTAATCTCTTACCTGAATAAACGGATCGATGAGTATTGTCAGGATTTATGCACTGAGGGATTAACTCCTCAGCAGTACAATATTCTAAGAGGTCAGATTAAAGAATTAAGAAGTTTAGTATCAGATCTAAACAGTTAAATATAAGCCAGCTCAATGAGTTGGCTTTTTTGTTATCAACGAATTATCACAAGCCGCTATATGCCGCTTAATGAGGTAATAATGGAAAATCAAGACACCACAGAATTTAATGCTGATGCCGCCTTTGATGAGGCCGCTAATCACTATGAATCAAGTGGACTAACTGCTGAAGTTAAACCATCAGTCGCAGAAGAAACCGAACAGCCAGCGTCCGATCAACGCATGGAAAATACCACTCAAGAAAATATCCCGCAACAGCCGGATGAAAAAGAGGAAGTATTGCCTGAATGGTTATCTGATGCCACAGATGAAGTGAAAGATCATTTCCGTTTGATGAAAGCAGAAAAAGAGAGATACGAACACATGGCTAAATCTCAACGTGGTCGTGTTGGCGCTCTCTCTAAGAAATATCAACAGGCTAAGGCAGCGTTAGAGCAGCTCGAGCAAAGTCAAACTACCTTTGATGGTGAGTTAGATAATTTGCGTGCGGACTATCCTGAAGTTGCTGAAGTATTATCCCGCATTCTCGCCGGACAAAATCAACGCCTTAATGATATTTCAGCGCCGATTGCTCAGATGGTCAATGCAAATATGCAAGATTTTGCGCAGCAACAACTTGATAGCTCAATCTCTTTAGTGACTCAAGTCGTTCCTGATGCAAACGACATTTTAGGCGATCCAATGTTCCATAGATGGGTAGATAATCAACCAAAAGGCATCAAAGCATTGTTTAAATCAGACGATCCACAAGATGCTATCTACTTACTCAATGAATACAAAAAGACTGCCGCATCAATCTCAGAGCAACGGAATAAACGTTCTCAACAACTTTCAGCATTGTCACTTCCTACTGGTCGCACAAGTCCAAAAGGTGGAAATGAAGTTGATGAAGAATCGTTGTTCAATCAATTCGCTGCTGAATTTGCTAAACAGCGATAAGTAAGTTAGTTCATTTGAGGAAAATTTATCATGGCTACAACTAAATATACCGATAGCGACATTTCTCCACGCACAAAAGTTTATGCTGAGGCTAAAATGTTAGCTCACGCAGAACCGATCCTTGTTTTGAATAAACTTGGTCAAACTAAACCAGTTCCACAAAACAAATCTCAAACCATTAAATTTCGCCGTCCAAAACCATTTGCACCGGCAACAACTCCATTAACTGAGGGCGTTCGTCCAGATTCTCAAAAAATGGCGTATGAAGATGTGGAAGTCTCATTAAAACAATACGGCTCATGGGTTGAAATCACTGATGTTATTCAGGATACTCATGAAGATCAAGTGTTAAGCGATACTACAATGCTTTCAGGCGAGCAAGCGGCTGAGACAACCGAGCTTTTAGCTTGGGGCGCAATCAGTGGTGGTACAAACGTTATTTTCGCCAACGGCACTTCTTCCAACGATGTAAATACTGCGGTTAAATTAGAGCATATTCGTGCGGCCGTGCGTAAATTACAACGCAATCGTGCGAAGAAAAAAACATCTATCCTTGATGGCTCAATCAAATACGGCACTAAACCGATTGAGGCTGCATACATTGCGGTATGCCATACTGATTTAGAGGCTGATATTCGCAGCTTACCTGGATTCACTCCAGTTGCAGAATATGGCTCTCGTCAGCCTATTGTTCCGCAAGAGTTCGGCACAATCGAAAACGTGCGCTTTATTACATCGCCTTTATTCGCACCTGAAATCAACAAAGGCGGTACTCCAACAGCAACCAAAGTATTATCTACTGCTGGCGCTAAAGCGGACGTGTATAAAATCGCCGTATTCGGTCAAGATGCTTATGCAACTTGCCCATTAAAAGGTAAAGATGCTGCACAAATTTTAGTGCGCAATCCTGGCAAAGCTGAAAAAGGCGATGAATTAGGTCAAACCGGCTCAGTTGGTTGGAAAACTTGGTGGGCGGGTAAAATCCTAAACGATGCTTGGTTAGTTCGTTTAGAAGTGGCCGCATCATCACTTTAGTTTTAATTCGTAAACCAAAAGCCCTCCTTGTGAGGGCTTTATTTTTTTAGTGAGGACACAATGGCTTATCCATTTATTGATTTAAAAAAAGCAACAAAAGAAGAATTAGTTGCTCATTTGCGTGATTATTGCGGTGTTGAAAAAGACGGAAAAAAAGAAGAGTTAGTTCAAGCTATCCTTGATTTTGAATCAGCGAATGGCATTTTACGCCCTGATACGGAAGTGCAATTACAACCGCAAGCGCCACAAGAAACACAAGGCGATATTCCATTGTTATCGCACAAGCGTGTGCGAATTATTATTGCGCCAAGCGAAACCGAAACCGGCGATGTTTATGTCAGCATTGGCGATTGGGATGCGTTAATTAAGCGTGGTGAAGAAGTATCAATCCCTGAGCCGGCATATCAGCTATTGGCTAAATCAGGTGAAACTCGCTTTAAACAAAACCAAGACGGTTCATTGACCGAATACTTTGCAACTCGATTCTCAATTACAGTATTAGGTGATGAATAATGAATTATCTTCAACTTGCTCAACGGTTACGCCGTGAAATGAATGATACAGGTGATGGCCCATTCGGCGTAGCTAATCAGAAAGGTCGTAATCTAGAGTATGTTGATGCGATTCGTGAATCTTGGCTAGATATTCAATCCTTGCGTGATTGGAGTGAGGATTTCTGGGATGAGGGATTCTCTTCTAAAAATCCTCAAGTTCTTGAAGAATCTGCTGATACTCCTTTCATCCCTGAAAAATTTCATGTGGCTATTGTGTATTACGCAATGCAAGGCAAAGCCTTATCGCAAAATGCTCAAGAGTTAATTTTGCGTGGGCAAAACGAATGGGATAAATATCTGCACTTACTTTGCACTCAATTTTTACCAACTCCATCATTAGGCAAATAAATGGCACAGTTACCGAGAAATCAATCACAATTTATCGCTATTAGCGGTGGGATGGATCTATCTACTCCTCCAATCGCAAAGGCTAGTAGTGATGCGGTTAGCACGTTAAATGTGCAGCCTATTTATGGCGGTGGATTTTCTAGAATTGAGGGGTATGAATGTTTGGATGGAAAAACAGTTCCATCTCAAATGACTTATGCCGTGCTGCACGTTGGGAGTATCGCAAATAAAGAGCAATTTCACAATAAAGCATTTACTCATAACGGTAAGCAATACCACATTATTGATGTGTTAGATGATGCCTTTGTTGTTGCGTTTTTAAAGCCAGAAACAATGACCAACGGAGCAAGTTTTTCTGTTAGCGGTGTTAGCTTTACTGCAAGTTATGTGAATAGCTCTATCGATGGTGATTTTGCTGATGACTTAGTTTATCGAGGAAAGGCATTTCAGTTAGGGGTTGATGCTGTATTTCCAGTTCCAGGAACAGGAAATATTCGTGGCGTTGTAGAGTTGAATGATAAGCTGATTGCTTTTCGTGATGATGGTGATAGATGCGGTGTATTTATCAGTTCTGATAATAGCTGGACGATAGCTCAAGCAACGTATATTGCCAAGTTGAAAAACCTAGTTAAACCTGAAAATCTATTGGATAACTCAGACTTTACATCTGGCAATGTTAGAGGTGTGATTCATTCGGTATCTTTAGCGCCTGATAGTAAATCGGGCTATGTTGTCTTGTCACAATCTGTTTTATCTGACCAACCATTACAGATAAATAGCACAACCGTTGCTACAATAGAAAAATGTGACAGGGTTTCGCTAACAAAAGGGAAAGACTGGCAATTTATCTATCACAACTTCTATGGCGGCTCTAATACGCATTATGCCTATGGGTGTAATGGCGAGCAGATTATTGAGGTTCGTCCGAATGGGATTATTATTCCAATTCTCGTGAATAATGACAATCCGCAATATATTTGTGCGCACAGAAATCATCTATTTGCATCATTCGCTGGCGGTCAATTAGGGCATTCTTTAGTTGGTCATCCTAACCGTTGGTCGGTGTTGTTAGGCTCAGAGCAATTCGGTTTAGGGGATGAAATAACCGCATTATCATCCACCACCGGCGGTGTTTTAATTATTGGTTGTCAAAATAAAACATCTGGGCTTTATGGTTCAGGCCGTGAAGATTGGGCGTTAAAAGACATTTCTCCGGTTGGCATAATTCCGAATACGCTGCAAACATCATTCATGCCTATCGCAATTACAAAAAACGGTATCACTCGAATAGATCAAACTGAGCAATTTGGTGATTTCAGATTAAGTGAAATGGATGCAAACCGTAAACTTGCCTTTGATAAACAACCATACAATATCGTTTATTCATCCACTAAAGCTAAATCTAACCAAGTTAGATTCTATTCATCTGAGGGGCGGCATTTATGTATTATGTTGCAACCTGATGGAACGACAAGAAGTACATATTTCATTTACCCTGAGCCATTGCAAGGGGTTTGGCAATCGCCAAATCAAGTTTACCTCGCTTTTAGTGATGGCAAAGTTTATATACAGTCTGACAAATGCTATTCATTTTCAGGAAAAAGCATAGATTGGACTGTAAAAATGGCATTTAACCATTGTGGATCGCCAACATTGATCAAGAGCTGGCATAGCGCCGAATTGCAAGCAACAACCGATGGGAAATCAAAAATAAGTTTCCGATTCGATCTTGATTACAATTCAAACTATCATTCAGCCGCACTAAGTAAGGATTTAGAAATTGCCGGCGGCGGCGGTCGTTGGAATGATTCTCTTTGGAATGATTTTCTTTGGTCTGCGGAAGATTATTCGACACCAACACTTCAATTATCAGGGTATAGTCGCAATATTGCCTTATCATTTGCAGGCTCATCAATATACTCTCCACAATTTGAAATAAGTGGACTTATCTTAAACTATATTCCCCGGAGAAATTATCGTGTCTAAAGAAAGCTGGTATAAACGCAAACATCAATTTACTCCATACACAAAAGCTGACGGACAAGCCGTATCTGATGAATTTGATGCAATTCAATCGAGTTTTGAACGCATCCCCGAGATGCGAGATGATGGGAAAGGGTTTAAGGAAAGTCCATTAATCCCAGAACCAACCGATTCGATGCACCCTGTTCCGCTAAAAATGCTCACTGAAACAGAAAAGAGCGTTAATAATGCGAGAGATGATGTTACCGACAAAGCTCAACAAGTCGCTCAAAATACGCAATCTGTTGCTGCAAATACTTTAACTGCAACTCAAAAAGCTGATACTGCAACGCAAGCGGCGGAATCCGCACAAAGCAGCCAACAAGCGGCTAGCAATTCTGAGAATATGGCTCATAAATGGGCAGCCAATCCAGTTAATGAAGTAGTACAAGGTGATAAATATTCAGCTTATCACTATGCAACTAAAGCAGCGCAATCTGAAACAACTGCATCATCAGCCGCAATTACATCCCAAAACAATGCCGATATAGCCACAAGTAAAGCGGCAGAGGCAGTACAAGCGGCCAAAAAAGCTAAAAGCCTAGCTAATAGCGAAATAGAATATGAGAAAATCTTAAATGTTCCGAGCGCTGGCACTCAAACCAAAGGTATTGTGCAGCTAACAAGCAGTGTGGAATCAGATAGCGAGGAATTGGGATTGACCGCAAAAGTGGGTAAATATCTAGCATCACTTATAGCAAAAATTCCTGAATCATTAACTGGCTATATTAAAACATCAAGTATGTCGTCTAGTATAGATAGTGATAGTACTGAAACTGTTGCGACATCAAAAGCCGTCAAGCTCTTGAATGAGGCAGTAAAAGGCAAGCTTGATAAGAGAGGAGGGGAAATTTCTGGCAAATTAGAATTATCAGATTTGGAAATAGTTAATGGTGATTCGGAAGGTCGTATTAAAGTTGGCGAAAGCGCCTATATTATGGATTGTTATCAAGCAGACTCTATTGGAGTTAAAGGCGTTACGAATGATAGAGCGGGTTATATTGCATTCGGCAATTCCAATAATAAGTTTGGTTATGATGGCAATAAATTTATTGCAGACGGCTATCTTGAGGTGCCTCAAGTTGGGCATGGGAGTTATTCAAATCAATACAATTTAAAAGCGCCTTATGTTGTGGCATCTGCCGGCGTTACTCGTAATACATATCATCCTTTTATAAAAGGGTTTATTAATCGTAATAACGAATATGGATCGGCGTTTTCATTCGGTTACACATCAGTTCAAGGGGCTGAACATGGGTTTGGTAGAGGAATTATTCATCTAATTGAGGATAACGGACATAGCCTTATATGGCAGTTTGAACACAACGGCGATTTTGTCAGTAATGGTGATGTTAGAACGCCTAGTCGCTCGTTAAATAAAACACACCAAACAGACTTTGATTTCGTTAGGGTTGTTCAGAACGATCACTATTTTGGTGGGCTTGAGATTTTAAGAAAACAAAATAATAAACTTGCTCGATTTGAATTTAATACCAATAGATGGAAATTGTGGGTTCAAGATGCGTATGAAATACTCTTTCCAGAAAGAGGAGGTGTTGTCGCACTTGCGCATGAGACTGTATCCGATGTTAGATTGGGTGCTCCGATACTTAGAAATAAACTTGATCCTCTTCCTGGTGGCAGTTTCGTGCTAACTGGTAGTAGAGTTCAAAATGCTACTGAAACATTAACTTATCGACCTATACAAAAATTAGTTAATGGCAACTGGTACAACATCACAGGCTAAGGGTAATAAATATGCTACACATAAAAAAATTCAAAACATACGAGCCAAGCAGCAACGCTATTGATGGAGTATTGTATTTAAAAAGCGAAGATGAGAAAGATTGGTATGAGATTCAATCACAATTTGCTAAAGACACTTTAAAGGTTATGTTTGATGATAGTGGACTGATTATTTCAAGTTCTCGTGATGTATCATCGCTATTCCCGCTTAATTGCGGCGTGCTTGAGATTGACACTAAAGAGGATAACTTAAATGGCTTATACGTTATCAACGGGAAATTTGTAAACATTCCTAAACCAAGTGAATTTCATGAATGGAATGGTGTTGAGTGGGTTATTTCAAAAGAGAAACAGGCTAAACTTTTTACAGATAGAAAAGATAAGTTACTCGATAAACTGGCGAATAAAGCGGACAAGATCAAATCTGATTTGCTTGTTGGTTATCCTCAAGCAGAAATCGAAAGTTTTTACCGTCAAGAGAAAGAGGCTTTAGCGTGGCAGGCAGATAAAAATACCGATGCTCCAATGCTGAAACAAATCGCACGGATTAGAAATATTCCTTTTGACGTTTTGGTACAAAAGGTTCTTGCGAAATCAGGTCAATTCGCCCTTGCTATTGGTGTGATTATTGGGCAAAGACAGGCATTTGAAGATCGGTTGTTAGCCTTAAAAACGCCAGAAGAATTAACCTCACTTGAAAAGGAAATTGAAGAATGGAAATTCCAAGTAAATTAAAGCTCTACGCATATCACAATCTAATTGCTATCGACCAGCTATTTAATACCTTAACAGGTGGAGCGGCAGACGAAACATTATCAAGCCGTGCTTATCGAGGTGCAGTATTAAAAGAGCATCCTCGTAAGCGATGGCGTGTAATCCATATATTGATCAATGCGGTATTTTTTGATCGTAATCACTGTAAGGAATCATACCTCAGTGAAGTTTACCGCCGACAATATACCGATGATTTTAAACAAGATGCCGCTAAATAGCGGCTTTTCTTTTTAGGAGAATATATGTCAATTTTAGGCACTATGAGCGGCGCTTTAAATAAAAAGCAGCCACAAGCTCCAACGGTTTCGCAAACTCCAGAAAAGGACAATTCCGGCACAATGGCTGGCAATGTTGCAAACATCTTAAATAGCAATTCTTTGCTGATGAGAAGTGCGGCCGCAAAAGGCGAGCGAATCGCTGCTAATCGTGGATTGCAAAATTCAACACTTGGCGCAGAGGCAGCACAAAGAGCCATGCTTGATGCTGCAATTCCAATCGCAGCGCAAGACACTCAACATCAATTTGCCGCATCGCAAGCTAATTTAGATAGAGGGCATCAAAAGGATTTAGCTAAACTCCAAGCCGACTTGAGTTACAGCAATCAAAGCCGCTTAAATCAAGAGCAAAACAAATTTACTGCATCGCAAGCGGGTTTAGATCGTGAGCATCAACGTGGATTAGCTCAATTACAAGCTGATTTAAGTTATCAAAATCAAAGTCGATTAAATGATACACAAAATAGATTTGCAGCATCACAAGCAGATCTTGATAGAGCGCACCAAAGAGGATTAACTCAATTACAATCTGACTTAAATTACAATAATCAAAGTAGATTAACAAAATTACAGTCTGATTTAAATTACAGTAATCAAAGTCGTTTAAATCAAGCTCAATACAACTTCACTGCATCTCAAAATGCGTTAGATAGAGCGAATCAACGTGAATTAGCCAATCTAAATCATCAGAATGAAATGCGAAATTTAAATGCGCAAGTCTCGGCCAACACTATTGGAAAATCAATAGATTTTACAATGCAGATTGCAAACAACTTTGATGCTCAAATTGCCGGCATTTTAAACAACACAAACATGAAAGCGGAGGATAAGGAAAAGGCTATTAACACACTGAAATCTAGCCGAGATTCAGAGATCAACTTCGTATCTAAATTCATGCAAGGGATTCCAACAACCAAACAAAATTGGTCGTCTTTCCCTAGCTTGGGCGTACCGTCAATTGGAATTAAATAGGGGGATTTATGGCATCATTTTGGGATAACGCTTTTGAGGCTATCAGTGGGGCAGCATCGTGGTTAGGTGATGCGGCTGGAGAGGCAAGCAAGTGGATGGAAAACAACAAAACAGCCACAAACTTGTTTGGAAATACGTTGCTTGGCGTGGGTCAGTATTTTGCTCAAAAAGAGGCTAATAAGGACTTAATGAAACAACAACGAGAGCTATTGAATATGCAAGATCAATTAAAATCTCAATATTCAGCAGTGCCGGATGTTGATGTTTCATACAACAGCTTAACCGTTGATAATTCACCAGGCTTGGCAAACGGTGGAATTTTAACGGAAATGCAAAGTAAGTTAGAACGTAAAAACAAAGGCATTTAGTTATGGCTCGATCAGAATCTAAATCAATTAGCGATAGTTTTGGCGAAAGCATGGAGCGAGCTGGCTATGAGCGTGCTAATGATAGCCGAGGCGGTTGGCAAGAGCATGACAGCAGTGATAACTACGAAAGCACAAGAGATAGGATGGATAAGCATCTTGCTAGTAGAGGCAAGAGTAATGATGTAAATCAAAGCATAAGCAATCCTATTAATACTGGTTTTGGCGGTAGAAGTGCGATTAGTCAAAGCGTTGGCACGCATTATCAAAGCAATGCAGCCGTTAGTGGCAATAAAAGAAGTTTAACTAACGGATTATTCGGTCGTGATGTAACAAAAAACGCTCCTTATTCTGCAAGACAGGATTGGGATAATGTTAATGCGCTCACGCCAAAGGATAGAATTAGGGATATAGCTCATCATTATGCCGGCGAAAGTCTTTCTAGAGAGCATAAGGGTAATGCTATTGGTAGCGTTGTTTCATCAATAGTTGGTTCAACGCTTGAACCAACTTCTATGGCTGAAGCTATCGCATCCGTTGGAGCGCAATTAGGATTAACAAAAGCCGGCACGGCTGCTGACACCTTGTTAAACAAAGAGGGTGAAATTCTTGGGAGAATGACGCCAGGACAAAAAGCTGTATATCAAACAGAATCGCAAAAAGTCAAGGATGCTTTTAGTGAAGATATGGACAGTTGGGGTTCTAAGCTCAAAGGCTGGGGGGCAACTGCTCTTGGGTTTGTTGGTGGGGCTGCAACTGGTGGAGTTGGTACGGCTCCTATTGGCACGGCGGCTAAGGTTATTGCCGATAATTCTCGTTATAATTCAGCGATGCAGCATGCAGCCGACAAAGTTAATTCTCCTGTTTTGAATGAAATGATTATCGATGATAAAGCTAAAACAGCGCAAGCGATGAAAGATTGGGAGCAAATGCGAAAAATGGCCGGCAACACGGAATATGTGGGGCAAGGTATTTTAGGTACGATGCAGCAAAGAGCGAAAGTGAAAAACGGTCAATACAAAGAAGAGGAAAATTACAGTAGTATTCCTCAATTAGTTAATTTGTGGAATAACATTTCAGTAATATAAGGAACGCATAATGGGTATTTTAGATTCAATGGTTCAACAAACTCAAGGTGGCAATCAAGATGTTATGGCTCAAAGTCAGCCTAGCGACATGATGCAAAATCAAGAGCAACAAGGCGGCAAAGCTCAGATGTATAACATGGTAATGGAAAATTCCGTTAATGCTATCGCTAACGTTGCACAAGAGCGAATTGAGCAAAAAGGCGTTGAAAAAGGCGTTGCGGATTTAGTTGCAACGGCAATGATCGCAAATATTCAAGCCGCTCAACAAAATGGCAAAACAATCCCGCCTCAAGTGATGATGCAAGTCGCAAAAGATTTAACAATGCAATTATTGCAACAAATTGGTGTACCTGAAGATCAGATTGATGACATCATTATCGACATTTTAATGGATGCGTTAGATCAATTTGGCGAGGCGACAAACGGCATTTTACCGCCTGAAGAAGAACAGCAGTATATTGATATGATTGGAAAAGTATCTGAGTTAGAGGGGCAAAGACAATCACAACTTCAAGGCAATAAACAAGAAATGCAACAATCAATGCAAATGCAACAAGGGGCGTAAACTATGGGGCTTGGTGGAGTTTTAGCCGCAATGGCTCAAGGTCTTGGCACTGGCGTTATAAAAAACGTAGAGCAAGGCTGGAAAAATGAAGAGCTTGATAAAACATTAAACTGGCGAGAAAAAGAGGCTGATAAGCAACGAGCTTTTGATAGCGAGCAGCTTGATAAAAAACTCAAGCATGATTTTGAAATAGAAGATCATAAAACTCGCAATAACATATCAGAGGCAGCCGCCATCGCTCGAATTAAAGCTAGATACGCTAGAGCATCTAGCGGCGGTGGTGGCGATGGAATGAAAGAGGCGCAAAAAAATCTAACTGGTGCAGTTCAAGTGTTGGGTGTTTATGATACCCGATTAGGCTCATTGCAAGAAAAATTAGCGGTAACGGAAGATAAAGCGCAAAGAGACGCATTAATTCAACGCATTGATCGCCTTTCAGCGGAAAGGGATAATTACCTAAAAGATCCATCGGTTATTTCTGCGTTTAAGGGTGGTGATAGAATGGGGCGAGCTTTATATATGACAAGTGGTGGGGATATGGATGTGTATGATCCAAAGCCGGCTAAAACTGAAAAGCCTATTGTTGAAGATATTAAGCCCACAACCGCTGCGCCAGAGCGAAATATGATTGATGTAAACAGCTTAACATCGCAAGAGGCAGCACAAATTGCAAGACAAAAACGAGAAGAAATTTCTCGTCAGAATTTTGCTAGAGCATCAGAGGAGGCAAAAGAATGGGCGGCGAAACAAAATCAGTATAAATCAACTATGTTTACGCCAAGAACATTCTAAACATAAAAAAAAGAGCGGTTAATTTGACCGCTCTTTAATCTTTCTTTAAATTTTAATCTAATAATCCAGCAATATCTGCCATGTTAGGCGCATAGTAAACGTTTTGCAAGATTCTGATGTCTTTATGGCCTGAGATTTTAGCTAAAGTCATTACATCAACTTTTTTAGCTAATCTAGTCAGCGCCTCTCTTCGGGTATCATGAAAATGCAAATGCTCGCACATCGCCATTTTTTTCAATTTTCTAAACGTTGCATCAAGTGATTTTGATTCAATTTGAAAGCACGTTCCAGTATTGCCAACTTCTTCTTTTAACCTTTCTAAAATTGCAATAGCCTTTTTCGATAAAGGTACTCTTCGAGAAGATCCATTTTTAGTTATCGGCAAATATGCAGTTCTATCCTTAAAATCAACATTATCCCAAGTTAGTCCGCAAATTTCACCGGCTCGCATTGCAGTTTCTATGGCAAATAGCATCGCTGCGCCAGTTCTTGCTCTAACCGTCTTTAATGTATCATGATAGCCGCTAACATATAACAACCGTTCTATTTCTTCATCAGAATATCGCTGCGTTCTTGGTGGACTTCCTTTCGGTAAGACAAGCCCTGATGTGGGGTTTCTTTCAATATAATCCCAGCGCTCAACCGCAACGGTAAAAATATGCTTGATAGTGGATAGTTCTCGCCTAATACTTTCGCCGCTAACCGATTTTTCCCTTTCAGCGATCCATAATTCAAAATCTTTTCTTGTAACATCACCAATATATTTGCTGCAAATAGGGTGTTGCATAAACCTATTAAGCCTTAAAGTTTCGTGCCGCACGCCTCGTTTAGTTGGTGTAATTTCTTTTAAATACCGCTCGACAACATCCGATAGTAGCGTTTCAGGTTGTAATCCTTTCTTTTGTAGGTCTAACTTTCTCTCTTCTTCCAAAGCCCATTGAGTTGCCTCGCCTTTGGTGCCAA